TTGCTTATATGAAGCTGGACTTTATTAATGAGGTTCTATTGCCTATGGTAACAAGGACGAATGGAAGGGTATGTGCCTCTTCTACTTTTAATGGGCCTAACTGGTTTTACGAATGGTACAAAGAGGGTCAATTAGAAGAGTCTTGGGAGCAGATAAAAAGCATCAAGCGCACTTATCTCGACCTTAACGATGATAGTGTCTCTAAGACGGTCTTAGGCATCAAAAAGAGTATGACTAAGGCACAGTTCGACCAAGAGTTTTTATGTAGGCCAGTATCTAGCAATGCTTTATTTAGTAATGTAGAGGACGCTATAGTTGAGAATATAGATAGTAAATGTGAAAGGGTGTATATGGGTATGGACATTGGTGTTGCCCAAGATTACACAGTGCTAACCGCGCTATCAGAGGACTATAGGATAATAGACATTGATAGATTCAACTACAAGGAAGAGGGAATGGACTACGAGGAGTTTAAGCAGCGTATACGGGACTTCTACTTTAAGCACGATGATGCTATGGCTGCTGGTTACTTCGAGGTTAACAACAATGATTTACTGTTTGATGATTTAACGGAGGATGACACTATGTATAAATTAATACCGTTCCACACCACAGCGAAGTCTAAGCCAGAGATGGTAAGGAATTTAATCAAGTTGTTTGAGGACAAAATAATTAAGATACCTAAGAACACAGAACTAATAAAGGAGCTGTATGATTTCAAGAGCAAGAAAAACCCTATTACTGGAAACTTACAGTTTAGTAATACTGATGGTAAGCACGATGATATGGTGATGAGCTTGGCAATTGCAGCTTACTGCGCTAAGGAAGAGCAAGATGGGGGAATAACAATGTTCTTATGATTGCCCTTAGACAGCATATAAGCTTAATGGACTTTATCCGTAAAGGGAAGTCACTTGCTGATTTCTTGGAGAGCTTAAAGCCTCTTGAGTCTATATATTTTACGAGAAGCTCAAAGAAGTCATACCCAGTTGCGGAAAACACACGGCTTAATAATCAGATATTTAAAGACAGAAACGTATATCAAAATATAGATGAACTTGTTTTAGGCCAGTTTATAATGCTCGAACAAATTATAACGGGTAAAACAAAGCTACCAGACCATCTCGTAGATTTAGAAATCCTAAAGCTAATCATCAGACCTAAACACCACAAGGAGTTTGATAACGAAAACATAGATGACGAGATTAGCAACGAGAATTATATATTGTCTCTTGACCTAAGAGATGTTTACTACATATTAGAGAAATTTATAACGAGCAGAAACAAAACTCTTTTTAAGGACTTCTCTGGAGTTTTCTATGACCCAGTGGATGAAGATGCCGATGGCAAGGATATGGACGATGAGACGGCAGCTGACAACGTTTTTGGACAACAATGGTATTGGTACAGCATTGTTCGACTTCTGTCAGGAGAGGATATCCATAGATATGAAGAGACTTATATGCTTTCTATGCGGGTTGTGTTACCAGAGATGAGTTTCTTGGCTCAAAAAAATAAAATAGAATCTGCCGAACAGCGCAAGAGCCAAATGATGAGTAAATTGTAAATTACAAAAAGACTATAGTGAACGATTTAACTACTATTTACGAGTTGTTCAAGCAATTCGGAGACGACCATAAGATGGTAAATGAGTTTAAGTTACTAAACTCTTTAGAAGACCTCGAGAATATAGAGATTAATCATCGAGGGATGTTTATATCTCTTGACAACGCAAACATATCCCGTGAGGATGGTTCCCCAGTATACGATGTTGACTTCAGTATTGTTGTTGTTGATAAAGTTGCTACAGGCAACTCTTTATCTCTTATAAACTCTAATCAAGAGAATTTATTTATAATAGGTCAACTACAAGACTACCTAATAAACAACCTTTCTGGAGAGCAGAACTTCCAAGAGGTAAACCTTCAAGGGTTTTCCGCTGAAGATTATAACATTACAGCGGCTGTCTGTTCAGCAACATTTTTGATAGGACGCAAGTCATCATTAATGGGTATTGACTTTTAATGGCCGTTAATGTAGATAGAATGAAAAACCCCCGAGCAGCTAAACAACAGCAGCAAGGGGCTATTCGTTTCCATCTACAAAGAGAACTAAAAACTTCTCAGATAATCAAGAGACTGAAGATGAACCTTAATGGTGAATCTGGTAGTGGCTCTTATAACCATAGGGTTACGGGAAGACTCGAGAAGTCTATAACACCAAATGTTGACGGTGATACTATTTGGTCAAAAAACATAATCTCTAAAATAAAGGTAGACAGCTATCTTGGATTAGGTATTGGAATAGAGCAAGTTTCCGTTAAGGTTGATATGGCTCTTTATGGAGATGAGTTAAGCCAAGGCTTTATTAAAGAAGTTGAGGTAGAGGTTCTCACTAAATGGGTAATGAGAAAAGCAAGGAGATACCCCACTTCGGGGTGGTATCTGTTTAATGGCAAAAAGCCATATTATTACTATGGAAATGAAGTAACACATAGTGTCGCTAAGATTCTTGCTAAAATGATTCGACCAAGACTAAGCTCCGTTGGATATAAAGGAAGTAGATGGCTCAGTGTGTTAAAAGGTAAGCAAGGATTAAATGGCGCTCTACAAAGAGCGTTCAATAGATATTTAGATGATTATCCAGCCTATACATATGGGACGGTGATACACAAGTTAAATAAAATGTTAAGCAAATTATAAAATGGCAGAGCAGGGTAATAGAATACAGTTTTTACAAGACGCGTTAAAAAAGCTTGCGAAATCTGTAAAAGAGGTTTCTGGAGGATTAATAAATCTTGAAAATGTAATAAAGCGCTTAAAAGGCGAGACTACGCAGTTATCAAAGAGTGCAGACAAGACATCTGCATCTATGACCAAGACCGCTAAAGAGACAAAGAAAGCTACTACTGAGTTAAAGAAGAACGAGACACAAACAAAAGGAAACACTAAGGCAAACAAAGGGTTCTTTTCCAACATCGGGAAAAACATAAAAACTATTGCTTCATTCTACGGTGCGTATCAATTACTAAACCTCGCGGGCAGAGCTTTTACAGAGCTGACTATAGGTTCCGCAAAGAGAGCTATTGCGTTAGAAAAGGCTTTGGCTGACCTTCGTGCAGTGGCTGGCCTTACGGCAGCTGATATAAGCCGACTTAAAACCGTTGTGTTTGAAGTAGCTGGCGTTACATCCTTAACATCTTTAGAAGTTGTTGAATTACAAAAACAATTAGCCAAACTTGGTTCATCAACATCTGAAATAGAAAACCTGACAAGACCTATTGCTCTTTTGTCTCAAGCGTTAGGTGAAGATGCAGGCGGAGTTGCGGGAGTATTAAAGAAAACATTAAACCAATTTCAAGCCACGTCTGAAGAAGCAGATAGATTTGCTAATATACTTACTGGTGCTGTAAACGAAACAGCGCTGTCGTTAACAGACCTTGGCACTGCCTTGGGTTATGTTGGCCCACTTGGTTCTCAAATAGGTGTTACTTTTGAAGAAACGGCAGCACTACTGGGGATACTTGCGGATAATGGGTTTAAGGCCTCTAAAGCAGGAACTGGTCTCCGTACTATTTTTATAGCCGCAGCGAAAGATGGAAGACCTTTCAATGAGTTTATTGAAGAATTAGGAAACAGCAACCTACAAGCTGCTGAATCTGTAGAAACCTTTGGAAGGATAGCGGCATCACAGGGATTAACATTAAGCAAGAATGTTCAAAGCTACAAAGATTTAAGTGAAGAGCTAAAAACATCAAGCAGGTTATTTGATGCCAATGTATCACAGATGGGGTCTACGGAGGGTCAAATGAAACTACTTGTTTCGGCTTATGACAAGTTTTCTACGTCCTTGGGAGAGGTAATAACCAAGACAAGTTTTTTTATAAATTTAACAAGGTTACTCAGTCCAGAAACAGCATCACAAGCAAAAGCTTTTCAAATATTATCAAAAGCTTCTGATGAAACTAAAGGTCAATTTGAGGATTTAACATCATCGTTAATTGATTTTGATGAAACCATTGAAGAGTCAGCTATAAATACAGAAAAAGTACTTATTGATTTACTGGTTTCTACAGGGCAGTTAACAGACAAAACCGCAGGTGTATTAACAGCCAATGTGAAAAGAGAGGGAATCACTTTAGAGCAGTACCTTCTGAAATACAGAAAAGACCTACTTCTTACAGTTAGAGGTCTTACA